TAGCGACTTGAGTTCCTGAATCGATGGTCCAAATGTGACTGCCGCTGCTTTGCGAATAATAATTCGCTCTGCCAGCTTCAGCGTATTTCCAAGATGTATCGTAATAAGCGTTTACACCGGCAATAAATTGACCACCAGCTCCGTATAAAAAGCTCCCGCTATTCGATCCAACCTGAAGCACTTTCCCGATTGCCCAAAGGCTATTCGGCGTAACTCCGATGCCCAACCCCTTAGAGTTGAGGGTCATTCGAGTGCCGCCTGCGCCGTCGAGGAACGTGTGGATTCCGTCGTACGTTACGGTGTAAACCGGATTGCTGAACGTCGAGCCACCAGCAGCAGTAGACGGAGTAATTTCAAACGTGTTGGTTAAAGTAAGTTGTTTTCCAAGTCTAAAATTGTAATGGGAAGCAGAACCAATTAACCGGAGTTTTGCGCCGTCACCAGACGATGACTCAAGTCCAAACTCACCAACCAGATGCAGAGGATATAGCGGAGTTGCTTGTGCAATACCCACCCGATCATTCGTCGAATCAACCTTCAACACGTTTGTGTTCACCGTCAGATCGCCGGTGATGGTGGCGGAGCCAGCGGTAACGAGTCCGGCAACGGTCAGCGCATCGGTTGTCTTGTTGTAAACCAGACCGGCATCGCCTGCCAGATTCGTTCCGCCATCATTGAAGATGACCTGAGTCGTCGCGCCGGGAAGGGCGACACCACCGCCAAGAGCGGTGTATATCTCAGTGAAGTTCTGGTTGCAGTAATCGAACGAGGTCCGCAGCGGCGTCCCCGTTCCGTCGTTCGGCGATGCGCCGATATTGATGGTTTGCTTTGACATATATGACTAAATGAATGTTTCGTTGACCTACAGAAATTCGGTCATGTCCGCCGTGATGCTTGTCACATCCGCGCTTATCACCGTGTTATCCGCCGTGATATCCGCCGTTCCGCCAAGCGTCGCCGCCTCCCAGAGTAGGCCAATCTCCAGCAGAATTCGTTCACGCGGACTCATGCACGAAGCTCCCTGAGCCTCCGCAATTAGTGTGGCCGCATCGGCGCAAGAAATGTTTGCCATGATATTTTAGAACGGATGCGAAGTGATGAACCAAGCCGTACCGTTCGAAATGATGGTAATCGAATTCCATTGCGGGGACAGCACATGAGTCAGCGCGCCATCAATCGTCTCGGACGCGTACGCATCAACCGTCACCGTATTCGCGCCAGCATTGATTCGCTTGAAAACATAGATACGACCAGCAACCAACGCCGCCGGGGGCAATGTCAGCGTAATCGCGCCAGCCGTCGCATCGCAGATCAGAAAGTAATCACCGCTCACCACACTGCCGCTGGTCGTCACCGACCGATACGCACCGCGTGTCGCGCCGCCGCCCTGAAGATACGTCGCAATGCGGTTCTCCAGCGCCAGCTTGGCCAACTCAACCTCCCACGGTGAGCGACATCCCAGCGACGCCGCCTCGTTGATGAGCGTTGCCGCCTCGTCGCATGTGATGTTTGGCATATCGTTCTATTGAAAATTGGTTATCGTGCCATCGGACCAGCGCCGCGCTGCATCACCTCGGCGATAAATCCACCGCCGCCGGGAGTCGCACCCTCCTCTACCTCCATCTCCTCCTCCTCACCGCGCTCGGCCAGCTTCTTGCCCTTGGATTTCTTCTCGTATCCGGGAATGGCCACACCATCAATCTCGATGACCTCCGCCTTACCGCCCTTGCCAAGAACGATAGTCGCCATAGTCTGGAACGCTTCGCCCTCCGCAAGGTTCTCGGGGATTTCTACGCCTTTTGGAATCGTGAATGACGGCATATGGGGAGCATTACGCGACCTATTGGGATGTCAATGTCTAAGCGATAACGGGCAATAAAAAACCCGCCACTAACTTTTCGGGCCAGTGACGGGGTGCCTCACAATAAGGCGCTTTACAAGACATTCAACCTATTGATTCAACCGAGGCAACGATGTTCCAAAAAGAAAAACCCGCAAGCATTTTCACGCCTGCGGATCTTTCGTATGAGCTTCTGATCGATTACGAGCAGATGATCTGAGTCAAAGCGCCAGTGCAGCGGCGGAAGATGATAGTCATTCCTTGGTTGGTGAATACTGGCTCACTTGCGTGAACGAACTCAGCATAATGCTGACCCTTCTTCTCCAGCGGATCGGCGCAATCCACATCGAGCTTGTAGGCACCCGTCACCCACTGCCACTCGCCCATGTAGTTGGTCGGCATCCAGCTCAGATCGCCAACCCGATTGACGGGCCGCACGATGTGCGACTTGAATACATACGGAGTCACGATGAACGCAGCCTCGTACGGAGCGGTCGTCCAGCTCGAATTGACGCTGAACACAGTACCCTTGGTGCCGCTCGCACTGGTGAACGGCTGGACCAGCGTGTACTTGCCACCGGCATAGGTGAAGCGGGGCGGAAACAGATTCGGCACATGGCGATAGTTCTTGATGACCCGATTCGCACCGATGCGCTTGAGCAACTCCGCACCAGCGCCACTGCCCTGATCAGCGAAACGCAAGTCATCGCGGAACGCCGGGTTGTTCTGAGCGATACGCTGCGAAGCCTCCAAGCCGATATATAGCGGAAATACCGGACCATCGCTGCTGTAGCTGATGAAGCCAGAGCTATCAGGATTGGTTGCACCGTTACGGATCAGCGTAGCAGCCGCGACATCGAGCATCTCCTGAGTCAACTCAGAGGTGGACTGATTGAGCGCCTGACCAGCCGATCCGGTCTGAATCCACGGGAACTCATTCACGCCAGAGGGAATCGTCTCGACCTGAGTAAAGGACGAGTCGGCCACAGCCTTGATGGCGAACTTGGCGAACGTATTCTGATAGCGGGTTTCCCATGAACGCTGAGCGCGGATCGAGAGCTTCTCCAAGTACACGCGCAAGAACGCCTCGACGCGGTGGTCATAGGTCAGGTCATCCTTACACAGGAGCGGACCTTTGAGCGCGAAACGCTCAGGACTCCAAGTGACGGCATTATAGCCGACCGGAACCTCGCTATAAGTGACATCGCAAGCGCCGCCGTTCTCGCCACTGGCGAGCGTGATGGCCGACCACTCCTCAGCCGCAGTCGGCTCGATGGAAGTGGTGGTGAACGAGGTCTGGGTCAAGCCAGTACCTTGAGGATACTCTCCGCGCTCAATCATATTGAGCCACATCGAGCGATAGGAGGCGCGTTTATAGACGTCCTGCGCGAGCGACTCAGTCGCTACGGCGAAGGCGTTGAAGACATTGGGACAAGCCATATTGAGAAAAAATTAAACCGACGTTATCTGCATTTGGTAGGCCATTCTATCCATCCATCAAACGATGGCGGAGTAGCCTACGCGCTGACCGATGCGGAGCGTCATTGCCGCTTAGACAGTTTTGCGATGGCTGACCAAGCCTCCGCCTTGTTTAGGGTCGATAGCCGGACTGAGACACACTGGTGCCTTACGCGTCAATCAGAATAAGTCTTGATCGGGAATACTGTCGATGAGTTCGCTCTGATCCGCCATGTAGGTTTTGTATCCCTTGATGATCGTTCCGATTCTGTGCGGCTGGATGATATGTTCCTTCGCTATGAATCCTCGGAACGTATACGGACCGGGGAATTGACCGGTCATCAGCGCGTAGAAATCCACGCCATCGGTCTTGGAACCTTTGCGCGCATCGACCAGTAGCTTCCCATTCTCGTACTTGGTCGTCTTCACATCGATGCGAATGCCCGGAGGAATAGGAGGGATAATCGCGTCGTAGAGCGGGTGCGGAGGCTCACGATCCGTGTCGATGTCGGGATAGACATTAAATAGCTTACAGAAAGCTATCTCGCCGCACACGCCCTCCAGATCCACCGTCGCAGGGTCATCCGTGCTTATCTTCAAGTTCGTAGTGTTGAAATGACGGTTATTGCCGTTGCGATTCTTGGCTACGAAGTGGGCCAACTTCCTCTCAGCTTGATTGAGAGAAATAACTTGACCAATTTTAATTTTACTTAACATGGTCAAAAAGACGGAAAATTTTTGAGGGGGGTATCGTAAACGAAGCCACCCCGCAAAGGGGGTGCCAGTCTCTCCCCCATCTTTCGTGCCATTCTGTGGAAAAACAATCCTTTTGTCCCATTAGATTTACTTATGCTGACTATAAGTTCCCCACCGTTGCACAATACTAGTTATCTTCACTTCAAACGGGATTCGTCACTTGAACCTCTGCAAAGCGATCCGGCATCGATCCTAACAGATTAATCGACACGCTGGTAGCCTCGCCTTGTTCAGACCAGCCGAACACAAGCGCAGATCGCTTCGCAACGGAGCCTAGAATCTGCTCCCGTGTTGATTCATCTTTGATTCCATCCAACGAATAGGAGTCTATCCTTTCTAGCGTAGAAGCGGCATCTGCTGCGAGTTTCGAGCGTACCAAAGCAGAGAGGCTTTCTAGGCTCTGGGTTTTCTTTTCAATGCAAACCGTTTGCATTTGCGCCTTCACTTTCGTAATCCCTTCGCGGCACGCCCTACTGCGCAGAGTATTTATAGGCACGCTCAAATCGCTTGCAATTGCTGCCCAGTCTTTCCCGCTGAGATACTGCGCCGTTGCGCTCTTCCATTGCTTGGCCGTCATCCTGGGATGATTGGCCGTTGCGCCGTCCGTTGCAACTCCGGTTTTCCCCTCCTCTAGTCGCTTTCCTAGAATTTATTTTCCCTCATTTTCCCCAATGAATCCGCCCCTTTCGCCCCGCTTTAAAAATTAATTTGTTTTTTTCTTTGACTCCTTCCGCTCCGTCGCCTAGTCTGTCCTCAGCAATGAACCCCACGTTTAAAAAACTCGCTTCCCTCCTCTTCGTGGCCACGGCCTACGCCGTCGCCGGTTACGCCTTCTTCTTCGTTTTCTTCCGCTCCCAATTCTGAACCTCAACCCACTAAATCAAATCCCATGACAACCACTTATTTTACTTCCGGAAATTATCTCACGATTCGTTCTGAATCTGGTCAATATTCACTTCGAATTGACGGTGATTCGATTCAAGCGGTCAAAGATTCAATCCATGAAATGGATGCGGAAATTCAGCGGCTTATGCGACGGCGCGCCGTTTATTCTCAATTCGCAAAAGGTAAATCTGTTCAGTGTCCTTCGGCTCTTAAAATTTGAATCCTGAACCACTGGTTTTCTGAAACGGAGGCCAGCATTCAGCGTTCAAACTCAATCAAATCAAATCCCATGAAAGAGACACTCGCTCAACTCTGCCTCCGCATAGATAGAACTCCGCGCATTCGAAACGAAGGAAAACCCCACGAATGCATTGCCATTCTCCCGTTTCCCGATTCGGAGCGGTGGGCCGCTTTCCATCTGTCCGATTATTACGTTTCCGCCTCCGTTTCCGGCCCTTGCTTAGAGTTCCGGCCCATTCCCTCCGCAAAGTAAATCCCATCCCATCCCATCCCATGAATACAATCACCAAATCCGCTCCCCGCTTCCGCTCCCCGTCCATTACGGCAATTGAATCGGCTTTCCCCGGCAAAGGTAAAGCGGCCAAGGCTATCTTCCGAATGCGCCGCTCCGAATTGGAATCGCTCCCCGCAGGCAATGAGCGAGTGCGCGAGTGCTATCATGCCCCATCAACCTCTGACGTACGCCTTCATTGCCTTGACGCATTATTGGAAACTTTCGGCATAGAAGCCTTTCAGACTAGAAACGGAACTTGGGTCGAATACCTGAACATTGGCGACACTTATGCGCCCACAATCGTCCGAATGAATGGACATTATCGAATCGCCTCATGGGGCGACATTGCCGAATCGAACGGTTCGCTTTGACTCCCCGCGCCAGTCCATTCGAAAGAGTGGATTGCAGCGGTGAATCATCCCGATTCCCGATTCAATAAATCCAATCCCATGAAAATAATCGTCACAGAATTCCAATTCATCGAAGCGTTTCGCCATGCTGGCCGCGAAACTCAATTCACCGTCCCCGCACGCCGCGCATTATTCGCGCATTTGGAAGACTACGAAAAGTCAACCTGTTTTGAGTTGGAACTCGATCCTATCGCGATTTGCTGTGAATTCGCGGAACACCCCTCCGCAATCGTCGCTTCCAAAGAATACGGCCAGAACTTTGAGACTGAATCCGAGGCTTTGGATTGGCTTCAGGACCGCACGCAAGTCGTCACATTCGACGGCGGAATCGTCATTCAGCAATTTTAATTTATCCCCGCGCATCCATGAAAATAACCGCAATCTTCCGCGATTTGTCCGATGAATTCTGGCATGGCTTTGGAGATTCAATCCCGGCCTTTCTTAATCTTTCACCACTGGCGCAATTAGAACGCGCGCAATCTCTCGCGCATGAAATGCCGCGCAATGTCTCGGTGAAAATCGGAAACGGCTCTTTCCGTGACAAGGTAGAATGGAATCAGGCGATGCGCGACGCGACGCGAAAGGAGCGAATGACAGCCAAGATTGAGCCTCGCAAAGGCTACCGTCTGATTACCTTCGACATTTAACCCATTCCCCGCGCATCCAATGAAATACTACGTCATGCAAACATCGCTTTCTAGCGGCTCAAAACCTCAGCTAGTCCAATGGTCCAAAACCGAATCGGACGCCGTCGCTTATGCGCGCCAACAGCTCGACCTATGGCGCGAGGTAGGCGTTACGAATCCCCCGCGATACGAAGTCCATTATAGCGGCCTTCGCGGCTCCGCCCTCTGGTCAAGTCTCGACTGATAATCTATCCCCGCGCATCCAATGAAAACCACTATTGAAACCTTCCGCGCCCTTGAATCTGATGGCCTAGTCGCAATCCGCGCATTTCCAGAAACGGAATCATATTTCGACGTATTTGGAGAATCGGATTCCGATCAGGAACGACAGGAAATGATCGACCTGATTAATCGCGTAGGTTGTTGGTTCGTCCAATCCTATTATTTCGCAGATGGCGACTGGCATCATGCCGATTGCATTGGTATGTGCGTTTATTCCAACCCGCTCGACCCGGCGGAAAACTGCTATGTGGAAGATCTTATGCGCGCAGCCATTGACGCGCTTGAAATGCAATCGACCGAAGGCGCAATGATCTGATTTTCGACCTATCCTACGCGCCCCATTCGAAAGAGTAGGGCGAAAGGGTAGGCCACAAGTCCTCCTCAAATAATCCGAATCATGAATCCAAAATTGCTCCCCATCATCGAACGCATCATCGCACGCGAGACGA